TGTGCTCACCATGGGCATGGATCACGTCCCGCACTTGAGTGATGAGAGTAAAGCTAAATTCTTAGCGACATTCCCGCAGCATGAGCGCGATGCCCGAATGAACGGTACGCCTCAGCTTGGAAGCGGTGCGATTTATCCAATCCCGGAAACCGATATTTTAGTTGATGATTTCCAAATACCTGATCACTGGCCCAGAGGTTATGGAATGGATGTTGGATGGAAGAAAACATCGGCTGGATTTTGGGCGCTCGATCGGGACTCTGATGTCCTTTACAGATACTCTGAACATTACCGGGGGCAAACAGAGCCTGCGGTTCATGCGCAAGCAATTCAGTCCCGTGGGGATTGGCTTAAAGGTGTGATCGATCCGGCGGCGCGGGGAAGAAGCCAAAAGGATGGCCAACAGTTACTTCAGATTTATATCGATCTTGGTCTTGACTTAGAAGTCGCGTTCAATGGTGTTGAGAGCGGGATTTACGAAACCCTACAGCGTATGTCGAGTGGGCGCTTGAAAGTCTTTAAAAGCTGCCAGAATTGGTTATCAGAGTTCAGGCTTTACCGGCGAGATGAAAAAGGAAAAATTGTAAAAGAGTTCGATCACGCGATGGATGAGACCAGGTATTTCGTGATGTCTGGCATTCCTAGAATGATCACAAAGCCAGCTCAAAAGCCAAGCGAAAATTATGGATCAAGGGGCTCATATGGCGGATGGGCGGGTTAAGTACGGCGCCAGCGATTCATGGCTTGGGATGTGATTTCATGAGATCCGTCGCCAGAGAATTAACTACTGCTTCAATAAATTTTTTCCGCTTCGATTTTGGCAAAGCCTTGGCGGCCTTGTTTGTCGCCTCGGCAAAGTCCTTTGCGACTTGATTAACGCTTATTACTTTGTTCACACCTCAACCCCTTTCGCCCGAAGTGCTGCGAGACAGATCCCCCATGGGATGTCGGAATGTTTAGCCGCCTTTATTTTGTTTTCCCAATATTCGCCTTCACTTTGTCCTTTTATCGTCACATACAAGGCGCCATCCGACTCATGCTTTTCAATTTCCCATCCGCACTGCAGATCATTGGCTGTTTTTTGGAGTGCATCAAATGACGCCGCGATATCGGTGGAGAACTCGGGAACAGTAAAACGATGAGACTCGTGTGATTTGATATCGATTCCACTTAGACGAGCGAAAGTAGAGTCACCGTCGTCTTGTTTCACGTTTTGCCACCCCATCACTTTCTCAGCTACAAGCGCGTCTAGTTCTCTGCCTGCTTCCATAAGACCTCCCAAGTCTAATGTCATACCTCGCACAATATAGATTATCTATATATTTTATATAGCTAACGCGCGCGCCAATCTTGTGGCGTGGCAACAGAAATCGATGAAGACGAAAAAGGTTCGAGCGACGAATCAATCTTAAAGATTGCGCGTGAACGCTTTGAGATTTCTGAAAAAGCGTTTCGTGAAATTCGAGAAGCCGCTCTTGATGATCTTAAATTTAGAGCCGGCGAGCAGTGGCAAGAAGACATTAAGCGCCAGCGGGAGCTTGATGGCAGGCCGTGTTTTACGGTCAACAGACTCTCCCAGTTTGTCAAACAAGTCACAAATGATCAGCGTCAAAATCGCCCGTCGATCAAAATTAACCCAGTCGATGATGGTGCGAACGAAGAAACAGCTAAAATATTTCAAGGCCTGATCAGACATATCGAATACGACTCCGATGCTGAGTCTGCTTATGATTCAGCATTCGCGGGATCCGCAGGAAACAGTTTTGGATATTTCAGGCTCCTGGTCGATTACTGCAATGAGGTTTCGTTCGATCAGGAAATTAAGATCGAGCGCATCCTTGACCCGTTTTCGGTGTATCTGGATCCCAGCTATCAAAAGGCTGATGGGAGTGACGCTAATTTCGGGTTCATTTTCGAAGACCTCTCGAAAGAGGAATATAAGTCACTTTATCCAAATTCTGATCTTTCTAAAATGGAGGATTGGGAATCGCTTGGAACCAGGGCGCCCGGATGGGTTACAACCGACGGCGCAAGAATCGTCGAATACTTTTACCGGGAATTCGAAACCAAAACCATTTTTCTCTTAAGTGACGGTCATGTTGCTGACGAATCAAGCGTTAAGAATTTGCTCGCTGAAAACTCTGAACTCAAGGTTATTAAAAAGCGCGCATCTCAAGTGCCCACGATTAAATGGTGCAAGCTTAATGGCGTTGAAGTTTTAGAAAAAAAGATTTGGCCGGGCAAATGGATTCCGATCATCCCTGTATTCGGCGACGAGCTTATGGTCGATGGCGAAAGGAAGCTCGAAAGCGTTATCCGCCACGCCAAAGATTCGCAGCGCCTTCATAATATCTGGGTCTCATCTGAAGCCGAAACAATCGCTCTGGCTCCCAAGGCTCCGTTTATCGGATACGCCGGACAATTTGAGGGCTTCGAAGAACAATGGCGAACAGCTAACACCAGAAATCACCCGTTCTTACAAGTCAATCCTAAGATGGTCGGTGGACAAATCGCACCGCTTCCACAGCGAAACGCTTATGAGCCGCCGATTCAAGCCATTACGCAGGCGAGAGTGCAGTCGGCTGATGATCTTAAAGCAACGACCGGTATTTACGATGCCGCCTTAGGGGCGAAGTCTAATGAGAATTCTGGCATTGCAATTGAGCGAAGAAACGTCCAATCCCAAACGGCCAATTTCAATTTCATCGATAATTTGACAAGAGCTATGAGGTTTCTGGGCCGCCAGCTCATCGACCTTATTCCTAAGGTTTACGACACACCTAGGGTCGTTCGCATCATTCATCCCGATGATGAGCAAGAAATTGTGCTTATCAATCAAGTATTCCAGCGAAACGGACAAGACGCATTTTTTGATCTTGGAATCGGAAAATACGACGTAACTGTTTCAACAGGGCCTAGTTTCCAAACTAAACGACAAGAGGCCGCAGCATCGATGATGGATCTAACCCGGTCCGCACCTCAATTGATGCAGGTCGCAGGCGATCTTTTAGTCAAAAACCTCGATTGGCCAGGAAAAGACGAAATCGCTGAACGGATTAAAAAGACTTTGCCGCCCAATATTACTGACGACGGCAAGAACAAACCGCAAGTCCCGCCTGAAGTTCAACAGCAAATCGCGCAAATGCAGCAAATGATTCAAGCCTTGAGCCAACAGTTAAATGAGGCATCAGAGACAATCAAAACCAAACGCATGGAGCTCGAATCAAAAGAGCGAATCGCTTATGCGCAAATTCAACGAGACATCGATCTAGAGCTCTCAAAGCAACACTCTGATGAAGCTCAAGCACTTCTAGCCGCTGAGATTGAGAGCGTAAAGCAGCGCCTTCAATTGCTCGGCGCAAACCTTCCTTTTGGAAATGAACCAGGTGGTGGCCAGGGAGGGCCTGAACCTGTGCAAGAGAACCAACAACCAACGGGCGAGATGCCTGGTCAATCCATGGAGTAACACCATGCCAATAGAAATTGCGTCCACAACCGATTCTGAAGAACAGGTCACCGCCGCAATCGGTGGCAAGGTTGAAGAACCGGTCAAGGATGAGCAGAAGTCCGCGTCGCCAGATCAAAATCAGGACGACGAAACACTTAAGGGTGATGAGGAGTCGGAAGCCTCTGAAAAGGATTCGGACGAACAAGATGAATCCGAAGCTCAAGAAGATGAAGGCGAGGACAAAAAGCCTAAGAAATTAGGAAATGTCCAAAAGCGTATCAACAAATTAACCAAGAAGCTTTCGGCCAAAGATCAAGAGATTGAATATTGGAAGAAGGCCGCTCTTGCGCGCGGAGAGTCTGAAAAGACCGAGCCGCAAAAGGAAACGCTTAAAGCTGATATATCTAAAAAACCAAGTGCTGATGATTTTGAGGATCATGCTGACTATGTCGAGGCGTTAGCCGACTGGAAGGTCGATCAAAAACTCAAATCACATCAGGAAAGCCAGCGCCAAGCTCAAGTCCAAGCGAAGGAGCAAGAAAAGGCTCGTACGTTTGGGCAAAAGCTAAAAGAGTTCTCAAACAAACATGATGACTTCGATGAATTGGTTGACGGCGTAAACGACGTTTTGATTTCGCCGTTTGTCCAACAAGGAATCGTTGAGTCCGATTATGGACCCGAAATCATGTACGAGCTTGCGAAAGACCGCGAGGAATACGAGCGGATCAGCTCTTTATCTGACGCTGCTGCAATTCGGGAACTCGGGAAAATTGAGCTTCGAATAATTGAGCGTCTTGAGTCCAAGACAAAGAAGCAAACATCAAAAACCACAAATGCACCGGAGCCGATTACTCCCATTAAGGGAAGGTCAGCTTCAGCGAAATCTAAAACGATATTCGACGAGGACATTTCTCAAGCTGAATACGAAAGGCTTCGCGATGGTGCGTGAACTATTTAGGAGCTTTAAATGAGCAACAGTTTATTAAACTCATCGGTGATCGCGAAAGAATCGCTGATGCAGTTCAAGAACGCCCTGGGATTTACAAGGGGCGTGAACCGTCAGTATGACAAACAATTCGCACGGTCCGGCGCGAAGATCGGAAACACTATCAATATCCGCAAACCCCAGCGCTATACAGTGTCTGATGGCGCGGTTGTTGATCTTCAAAACGTGAGCGACGAAACCATCGCGTTGACTCTGGATCAACGTAAG